CTGCTGTTTGTGGCAGAGTTGATACCTCGCCGTCTTCGGTGGCGATTGCGATTTCACTCATCAGATAACTCCATAGTTTTTGCAAGGTCAAGAATAAAACCCTCCGCAATCGAGAGACCCCGAATCTCGCCGCAAAGTTTTTGGTACTCAGGATAGTCTTTGGCACAGTTGGTTGAAACGGCCTCGACTATCTGCTGACGCTTATCTCTCACTTGTTGAATGAGAATTTCAAACGCCTTATCCATAATCAATCACCTTTTTTGGTAGGTTGTTTAGATTTTGTTTGTTGCATATCCATCTGGTCTTTGGCTATTTTGGCACCAATTTCCACTCCCTTAATTTCCATCTCACCCTCAAATCTTGCTTTCTCCGCAGCGACTTTTGCGCCAACCTGCATACCAGCAATTTCCTTCTGGGCTTCAATGCGAGCTAATTCAAGCTCAATACGATCAGCTTCTGCCGTCGCATCCATAGCAAGTTTCTTCTCTTTGATTTCTACTTCCTTCTGTTTCAACATCAACTCCTGCTGCTGCATTTGAACAATCGGGTCTTGTGCCGCTTGTTGTGCCTGCTGCTGCGCAGCTTCCGCTTGATCTTTCTGTAGCAGTTTTTGTGCTGCCATAGCCATCATGCGGGATACTTCTACTTCCATATCTTTTGGTAACTCTTTGTCCATTTCTGGCAAAGGAATGCCCAGTTGCTCTTCTATCTGCTTGCGATACTCAAACGCCACATGCTCGTTGATGTGCGCCATCATCGCGGCACCTATCATTTGGGCTTTCGGATTCTGCCCTACGATCTGCATGATCTTTGGATCTTGCATAGCTGACTGATGAACCTGAATGTGCGCTTGGTGATCCTGATAGATGAACGCCTTAACAGGTTTGCCATTAAGGATGTTCATGTTCTCTTGCACTGGGTCTTTAGGCTTAAAGTCTTCCGCGCTAGGTACCAGTTTGCCGATGTTTTTGATACCTAAGACTTCCAACATTTGGCGATTCAGCTCTACCAAGTCATAGATCTGCGGGTTGGCCTGCGCCATCTGCATGACAGCCTGATACTGGACAACCTTCTGCGCCATGGTCGCGGCGTTAGGATCAGATACTGGGATTACATCCACATGGTCGTAGTCTGACTTCTTAGCGCGGCGCGAGCCTTCGACCGGATCGTAGTCGTACTCTTCCGGCGTGTAGTCAGCAATGATTTCCTTCAGTAATTTCAGTTCTTGCTTCATCGCGTAGTGAACACGCGCTTGAACGGCTGACATTACCTTGAGCGTTCTCTCCAATATAGCCAGTGTTGTACCCACTGGTGAATTGGAAGACATATCTGCAATCTTTAAATCCGCTGCGCCAGCAAACCGTCGGCCTTCTTCGACGATCTGGTTCATCAACGCTAAGAGGACTTGACTTGGCTCTTTATAGGGGAGGGGGAGGATGTTGTCTCTAATGGTGCCAGACGCGACGTCCACATCTCGGAACTCGCCGGGAGAAATTGGAGTGTCATCTCCCTTGACCCGCATTCCCTTAGTCTTGAGACCCCCAGGCAAGTTCGATAAAGTGCCAGCATCAACAAGCTGCCTAATGATAGAAGTACCAGACTTAGCAAAAGCACCGATAAGATGGATAAGGCCAAAGGCATAGAAACCAAAGCCGGGTATATATGGGTAGTGAACAAAGTGATTCCTCTTTTGGCAGGTTTCATCTTCAGGATGCCAGTTCCTTCGGATAGCTAAAATCTCTTGAGAAGTTTTTTCGATAGTTACAATGTATGGCAGACCAATGCCAGTCTCCTTACCCTTCTTATCTTTGTCTTCATAGCCAGGCAGATCTAGATATACCTGCATCTCCAGCAATTTGTACCTATCGTCCGACGTAGCGCGGAAACCCATGCGTTCCGCAATCTTCTTTTCTACATCATCCAACGTATTCTGTGGTTCCGACAGGTCTATATCCTTATAGAATCCAGCAACCATCAATCGACGCATTTCATTCTTGGTTTTGCGCATGACATGGGTCATACGGTTAGCGGTTTCTAGGTTAGAAGCGCCATAAGGAACGACTACATCTTCAGCCGGTATGAACAAAGCTACCTGTCTGTTCAGGTTGGGGTCAAAGTAGACTTTCTTAAACGCATTACCTGACAGACCTAAGCCCCATGCCATTCGTTCGTGTTCTGGACGGTACTCAACCATGACTTCTGTCAGCTCATAGTTCATGTCGTCTTGCACACGTTCAGCAGCGTCCTTCTTCGCAGGTGTTTCCTTACCAATAATCTTAGTTTTAACTGGCCCCGAAGCTGGGAATGTCTCCATAATCGTCTCGGCTTGGAATTTGACAAGAGCCTCAGATAGCAACGGATGATAAACGCCACATGCACCTTCCCATGGTTCTGATCGTTCTTCAATTTTCATCCCCAATAGTTCTAAGCCGTCTACATACGTTTGCATCCAGTCCTTGCGGGCGTCAATATCATCTTCAAAGTCCGATAGTAAGTCTCCAGCCAATGACTGAAGCTCACTTTCTTCCATGAACTCAGCTAGGTTGGCGTCAAAATCGTCCGTTTCTTCTTTACCTGGCTCGATATCAATCTCCATATCACCTAGTCCTATAGATACAGACTCAGGATCTTCAATCTCAATCTCAATATCACTCTCCATGTCATCATTACTCATGCCTTGTGGAGCTTGATATAGAGCTTTGTCAAAATTTGTCGCCATGATAGTCCTTAGTAGTAAACGCGCTTACGACGGAATTCGATTGGATCGTCTTCTTCGTCGGAATTAAGCCGCAAAAATCCGCCCTGCCGAAATCGCATCAATGCTTGTACGGAACTATCCACCAAGTCATCGTGTTCTGCGTTCGGAAACCTTGCCATCTCCTCAATTACCTCGTCTGCCCACCGAGTCTCAGGTGCCCACACTTTACCGGATGAGAATAAGTCAGTCACGCTGTTCAAACGCACGAACTTATCGTTACCTCGCGTCGGCGTATAGTCCTGAACGTACACACCCATGCGTCGCAACTCAAATATCAACGGGGCACCTGCCGCTTTTGCTTCAATAATGCAAGAATCTGGCTCCCATTCATCGTACATTTCCTTGGCCTTAGCCTTTAACTCAGGAAACTCCAGCTTATCCTTCCACGCATCGAGCAAAATGATGTTTACATCGTTCTCATTTTCGTCTTTGTGGAACACACCCCATGTTGTACACGCAGAATAGTCAGCCCGCTGACTCTTTGTGAACGCAGTATCCCAACTTTGGATGATAAATTCACACGCTGGCGCTCTATCTGACTCCCAACGCTTCCACCAATCCCTCTTTACTAACGCACCTTCTTCACCTGTAGGCTGTTGCTGGTATTGGGCGTTCCATTTGTACGGAGGAAGTTCTTCTTTTAGAGCTTCTAGTTCTTCCAGAGGCCAGAATTCAGGCCATAGACTTTTTCCCGATGGAAGAATCGCCGGTAGTTCTATAACTTCCCAATCAGTTGCGTCACTTTTTAAGACTTTGCCAGTAAGATCTTTATCCGACCAACGGGTCATAACTATAATAATTGCCCCACCTGGCTGCAAACGCTGACGCGGGCCAGAGGTATACCATTCATAAACATTATCAAAGACGCCCGGATCACCTTGAGCCAGCTTGGCTTCTTGTTCTGAATGCGGATCGTCTATTATTAGTAGGTCAGCACCCTTACCAGTAACAGTACCACCAACACCGATAGCGAAATAATCGCCACCGTGGCTAGTAGCCCAACGCCCCGCCGCCTTGGAATCCGCACGGAGACCGACGCCTGGGAAGATCTTTGAGTATTGGTCGCTATCAACTAAGTTCCTAACCTTCCGACCAAACCCCACTGCCAACTCCGCCGTATTAGATGTCTGGATAACCTTCTTGTCTGGGTACTTCCCTAAGAACCAACTCGGCAACAAGTAACTAGCAAACTCTGACTTTGTGTGGCGCGGCGGCATGTTGATGATCAGCCTCTTCAACTTCCCAGCAGCTATCTCCTCAAACTTCTTAGCCATAAGAGCATGGTGTCTGCCATGTATAAACCCAGGCCACATTTCATGCACGAACGCCATAAACGACTTCTGAGCTTTCTCCCGCGTGACAGCATCCTTATACTGGCTTACTTGCTCCAGTAATTTTTCCTGCTCGTTAGCAGGGAGCTTGCTTATCAGCTCACTCAAGTCCACTTCTGGTCATCCTGTTCAATAGTTTCTTCCAATCGATTCTTAATCTTTGATAGCGTAGGGTAAATACTTACCGGACGGTAATATCTTCTACCGCCGTGCTGGTCTTTATACATGGTGTAGAGAAGAGTAAACGCTTCCAGTAATAGCTTTTCGTCTTTATTCACGACACTCCTCTAAGCCGCTTATTTATCTGTCGTTCCAAGTTTCAGGCACAAATTCCTTACTCGCCGCCAGTGAGTAACTCTCACGCAATCGGTTCAATATCTCTATAGCCTTATCCAACTCTTCTACCTTCTTTTGCATACTATCTTGCCAGAGCTGGAATATCTCTCTGTCCGTCATTCCAATGTCCTGAAGTTTATATACACCGGACGAACAGATCTGCCCGCGCCTTTAACTTTCTTCAGAACGCCAATCTTTATAAGCCGACTAATAATCTCCGACGTATTTCCCATACCAGCCTTACCTCTTACATTACATATATCCCGTATAGACGGGCCAAACCCGTACTTCTTCCACCACTCATCTATACACAAGAACACTTCCCTCTGTGCAGGCGTCATATCCTTCTCCGTACATTCCTCATACGACATATCACTTCTCTTTGTCGTCATCTCCCTATTTATCAATAAGACCGTCATACGCTATCCTAGAATTCACTTTAAGTATGGAAACTTTTCCACTCTTAAGACTTCACTTTAACTGTGGAAACTTTTCCAGTAGCATCTTGATAACCATCCTCATTTTCTAAAAATATATCCCCCCGGGTGGGTGCTGATTCTAAAGGCATGGGGGTGGGTTCCGTGGAGAGGATAGGTTGCTCTAGCTCATCCAAAAAAGATTGGGATTGTTTGAGTGGAATAGTATGTTCACAGTCAGCCGGAGTCCCGTTGTCAGATTGGCATGGTGGGTGGGTGGTGGGGTCATCAGATTGCTGATTTGATAACTCGGCTAGCAGGTCGGAAGCGTCAACTGTCACCGCATCATCTGAGCCGAGCATCATGGTTTTTAACTGTTGCATGATCTGAGTCTTTATCTCGTCACTATCCTGAATCACTTCGACTCTGCTTGTATGCTGGAAAGCATCTACACCGACAACACTGCCCAGCACCTTAACTGCAGCAACACGCACCGCATCGCGGTCGGAGTTCGTAGCTACATCCACCAGGGTTGTGACAACTAGAGCCTTCAAGGATTCCAGAGAATGCAATGCACTTGCCGCTTTTGCCTGCTCCAGCGCCTGGATGGTATGCGCTACCTTATCGTTCCTGGTTAGCTTGTGAGCGTTGACGTTGATTGTGTTGGCCTTTGCTTTCGTGTTGTAGCTTTCCCGGTAGGCCTGGCTTGCATTCAGGCCGTTGATTACAATTTTCTCTGCGAACTTTCTTTGTTTTGCTGTAACCCCTGGAAGCTTGCCGATACCTATAGCAGAACTTAATCCGCTTCCCTGGATTGTATCTATAGCTTCCCTGGCTTGCTTTCTATTGATTGTTTTCATAATGCACCGATTAGCTGCCGCGCGCGCTCGCGCCGAATTCCAGAGAATATACAGGAACACTTGCGGAATTAATAGTCTAAGCCTATTAAAACCTAACTATTGATTGAAATATATCATCAGATAAAATATATTGTATGGACTTGACATAGTGTATTAATGCGCTAATATCCTAATCATGCGCTTAACCCTGAGCGCACCACTTAGGAGAGTGAACCAATGAATAAATCAGAACTGCGAGAAATACAGAATCTATGCGTAATGCACAAACTAGGCGGATACGAGCAGAACATAGCACAAGCGTTATCTAGCCTGATTCGCGCCGCAATGACTAAAAAAAGCCGAGCCGCTTTAATGGAATACGCGCCGATTTTTGGCGTAACTAATCACCCTGCTTTCATTATCTAACCTGGAGATTACATCATGAAAGATTATCTAACTATTGGCAGTACACCATGCGACGAGGATTGCGCGCAAGTCGGCGCCGCTGATTACAGCGAACGCTCCCGCCTGGAATGTAAAGTATTTCGCGACCAAATTGCCAGGCACTACCCGGAACCAGAAAATGGTTATCTGTCAATCAAACGCTTTTCGCATGATTTTGGCGACTACCGGGAAGTGTGCGCAATATTTGATGATAACGACGAAGCCGCCTGCACCTGGGCTTATGACGTCGAAGCGGATCAACTAGGAGTACTGATAACCTGGGATGAAATTGCCCTGGCAGAACTTAACACCGCCGCCGCTTGAGTGTTACCTGCAAGCCTGTTACCTGGTAGCTGGCTTGCGGATTATCACTCGATAATCACACTTTTAGGAGAGTGAACCAATGAATGAAATACTTGCCGGACTTGCCGGATTTTTTATTTTCTGGCTGTTTTTGTTTTTGCTTTTATCAATCTAATTAGGAGATCACACCATGCAATATTCATTAGACCGCGCAATACATGACGCTAAATTTAAGCCAGATAGTCAACCCACGTTGACCAACCATCAGCAAACCGAGATTCTTTCCATCATTGGGAAAGGATGCCGCGCAGATACAAAAGACAGGCTTTCTCGCCGCTTGCGTATGCCGCTCGCCTTGTTTCCCAGTTATGGCATTTTCTCCCGCTTAATTATTGCCGACGATAACGACCGCGCACCGTATTACATCTGCGGGCAAAGTTGGACTGACGAGATGCAGACACTTCGCAAACTGATTTTAAAGGGTTAATAAAATGATAATCACAATTAAAATCGAGAAAAATTACGGCATCGAAACCGCTTACCCGGCTTGTGACAATTCGCGCCTACTTGCGAAGCTTGCCGGAACTAAGACGCTAACCTGGCATGGCCTGGAAACAATCCGCGCCCTGGGTTATGAAATTCAGATCGAGCAAACCGCGCCCAAAATGTTCGCCCACCTGGCAGGAGTATAACCAATGAAAATTTACACCGATTACGACGACCTACCGCCAGGCGCCGCTTATCTTGGCGGAACCTATCCAGACGGCAGCATGGACGAATCAACCGCCGATTCTGTCGACCAGGCAATAAACCCGGTTTGCTTATTTGATTACGATGGAAGCCGCCACTACTTCGACCTGGCAGAGGAGACTACAAAATGCTGATCAATTATCACGCGAAAAACGAGAAACGAGGATGGCACCTGGTCTGCAGTTATCCGCTGGACTCGGACCAATGGAATAAAACCGACCGTTCATTCATTGACGAAATGTTGAAACAAGGCCACCAGGTAATCACTTGCGGATGGAACATGTGGGAAATTGCACCGGATGGACTGACGCACGAACCGCACCAGGAACCGACCACCACCGCGCCGCGCAAGCCGACCAGGCAAGTGCAACAGCAACCGCTCGACCTTAACTAATCAGGAGATCACACAATGAAACTCGACTTTATTCAAGACCCCGGGCATGGATGGTTGAAAGTTCCGCGCAAGCTTTTGCACGAACTAAACATTGAGCACAAAATTAGCCGCTACAGTTACCAGCGCGCCGATTTTGTCTATTTAGAAGAGGATTGCGATTATTCCACTTTCCAAGCCGCAATGAACCAGGCCGGGCGCCCTTTCACCTGCCGCGACCGCGTAGCACGCGAAAAACGCAGCAAGATCCGCAGTTATGAAAGCTTCCGACCAGCACTAGAAACCGCACTTCGCGCCGCGATACCCGCCGCCGCCGCAATGATGGACACCGGGCGCCTGATAATTTTGCGCGCAGAATAAAAAATGCTTGCACGTTGACCTGGTCAGGCTTTACTATGCAATAGCTAGTAGCTTGATCAGGCAATACACTTATAGGAGATCAGACGGTATGATGCAGACAATATTATTCGCAGTTCCAGAAAGCCGCTGGACTGTTAAGTTAGCTAAAGCAATAGCAGGAACCCTCGGAAACCCTTCAAAGCTTCCAGGCAAGGCTTACGGCATCAGCGCAAAGCTTTGCAATATAGGCGCCAAGCTTGCCGCTATTCCTGGTTCCATATGTTCTGAATGCTACGCAATGCGAGATAACTACAATTACCCGAGTGTAAAAATCGGACACGACCGCCGCGCCGCCGGACTTAGTTCAATTTCCTGGCGGGATGCAATGATTAAACTTATCAGCAGATTAGACGAACCGCACTTCCGATGGTTTGATAGTGGAGATATTCAGTCATTCCAAATGCTGCTAGATATTGTCTATATCGCAGAGCAATTGCCAGAGTTCCGTTTTTGGCTGCCGACCAGGGAAAAGAAGCTTGTCCTACAGTATCAGACGAATTTCGGAAGCTTCCCCGATAACCTGGTAGTCAGATTATCCGCCGCAATGATAGACGGAAACGCGCCCGATTATGCTGGCAACACCAGCACCGTAGTTACCACCACAGCCTACACATGCGCAGCGCCCGACCAGGATGGAAAGTGCGGTGACTGCCGCGACTGTTGGAACCCTGAAATTAAAAATGTAGCTTATCTTAAACACTAGGAGATTAGACGATGCAATACATAAACTCAAAGGGTATGGAATACCTTAGAACATGGATCATAGCGACTACAAGATCAGACGAATTTGGTGCTTATCACTCACCAGATGCGCGAAACCTGGACGCCTGGGCAACTGAAGCCGAGGAATCGCTCGCCGCTGGCAATGGCGCGCACGTTGAAATGAATGAGATTGCCACTAGATCAGGCCGCACCGAAACTTTTATTGTACCGGCAGACGGTATCAGATCAGACGAATAGGAGATCAGACGATGATATATCCAGACAACCCACCAGAAAAAACCCTACACGCTAACGCATGGGATTTATACGATGCCCTGCGCGACCTACTACCGATTGCAGAAGATGAAATTAGCGACCGACTCAAGTTAGCCAGAGACGAACGTGAGGAGATGAGCGCTTTCCACGACCTGGAAAGGCTGCACCGCGCCCACGAAGCGATCAGACGAGCGGCAGATATAGAACTGCTAGATGATAGACTCTACACATGAATAACCACCCCGCCACGTTTTCTATTCATCTACTTGAGGATGCAGACGGAAACGTGCGCGTTGTTTCAGACTGGTCTGGAGAGGGTGAGAGATGCCTGAATCTAGGTATCGAAATCATGCAGTCCCTCTCAGCCATCCAACCATACACAGAGGGCGCTCTAACGATGGGCGCTGCTTTCCGCACGACTACCGAGCATTGACCGAGTCAGGCTTTGCGTAAACTGAAACAGTCCAACCCGTTGATGAAAGTCGTTAGCGTCCTCGCCTACACGATCAGACAGCCAATACTTCCAGCCGCTTTCTTCCGCCACGCGCTGACCAGTCCCGCTTGCGTCGTTGTCTGCGATCAGAAGCCCAGCCTCAAGCCCCGCCGCCACCTTCGCCATGTTCCCCGCGCTGAAACAAACGTGCAGCGTGTACCGTTGTTTCATCTGCTTAAATGCCAGACGAACAGACAGAGCAGTAGCATAACCCTCGCACAGTACATTCATGCCCTTGTTATCGAACGTGAACACCGCGCCAGTTGTACGTTGACCGTACAAGAATTTCTTGCCGCCGCCCTCGTCTATCTGCTGCAAGCCGACCAAGTTACCTGCCACCCTCATTGGGATCAGAAGAACAGGCTTACCCTCTACCCACAGTACATTCCCCTGCTCATCTGGAAAGCCTTTAGCCTCAAGGTACGGATGCGTACTCATGCCGCTACCGTTCAGCATTCCAACCGCCCTCTGCATAGCTGTATGCTGCTTCTTCTTCTGCTCATCCTCGGCATTACGGATGGACGCGAGGTAGGTTGATTTAACTTTAGTTGTGATGGGAGAGTCAGGCTTCCATATACTGACGACTGTACTGGTTGCATGGTTCTGAACGAACCCAACGTCCCCCATGTACTTCACCGCGCCGTTCTTAGAACGTGGATGATCCTCTGTTGGAAACCGTTTCCACACACCGAGCGGCGGCAGATTGTCGATAAGGATGCCATAACTGCGAGCGAATTGAATGAAGTCCATTATCTTCTCCCCACACTACGCAAGAACTGCTTTAACTTCTTGTCTATAAACTTTCTCGTATCATCACTCGGTAGCGCAGGAGTATCGTCCCGCAACCCACGAGGCCAGACGCCAAACTTATCTTTGTATGTGTTAGCTGCTCTGCCTTTAGACCACCCCTGGACGCGCATATACCAGACCAACTGACTCCAG